CTGTTTTGATTTATTACATCAAGCCTTTTGAATAAATTCTTTTGATCGTGAAAATCTTCCATAAAATCAGGTAAGTATTTTCCACTATCAAGATACCCTTTTAGTTTATTTTCCATAGTTTTTTCTCCTTTTTACTTCGTCTTTTGTGTCTACCGTTCATTACATTAATCCTTCATATAATAGTGAGTTTCAAAACCCTCAGCACCGAGCGGCAAACCCGGAGCCCAATAAATCGGCTGTCCCATGATGTCCTCAACATCCTTCAGACTGCCCACGCCTTTCTTCGCTTCAATGACCGCCTCATCATGGACGTGGAATACGATATTATAGCCTGCATCATCTAAACGGATAAGCGACTCAGCCAGACAATCCCTTGCAGTAGCTTGTACAATGTTCTCTACTAATTTACCGCCATAGGTGCTTTCTCTTGATCTAGCTCCGTCAAAATGAATAGCGTCTCTATCAAATTTGTTCTTTTCAATAGTTGGGCGCGGATAAGCTAAACGTCTACCAGAAGGTAATTGAATAAATAGAATGCCAGCTTCGACAGAGAAAGTAAGACCATGCTGTAGCTTCTCGACCGTCTTTTCTCTAACTGCCTTTAAAGCAGCACCGCCAACGTCATACCAAAATTTAACGATATTCGGATTGGCAGCCCTCCATGTTTTAGTGATCATTGCCATTTCATCATCTGACATACCCATTGCCTCTGCGCCCATCTGTTTAAGGGCACCGACAGCGCCTTGATAGCCAAGTGCCAACTCTGCAACCTTACCCTTATCTCTTAGTCCGCTTTCTCTTGTCACGCCCTCGATCGGTACATCAAACATCTGTGCAGCAGAAGCTTCATAAATCTTCCCGTGTCCGTTGAACACGTCCAGTCGCCACTGCTCCCCTGCAAACCATGCAATCACCCGTGCTTCAATTGCGCTAAAATCCGATACAATTAAACGATTGCCCGGCTTTGGGATAAGTCCTGTCCGGATTAACTGGGAAAGCACGTCTGGTACTCTTTCGTAAAGTACTTCCATCACGTCATAATCCCCGGCTTTAAGTAAGTTTCTTGCTGCGTCCAGATCGTCATACTCCATCACGTTTCTAGGCAAATTCTGCACTTGCACTAAACGTCCCGCCCATCTGCCTGTACGGTTTGCACCGTAAAACTGCATAAGTCCTCTAATTCGACCGTCATCACAGCGTGCATTTTCCATTGCCTGGAACTTCTTAATAGAAGTTTTCGACATTTCCTGTCTGATCTGAAGCACTCTCTTAACTTCTGCATTTTCTACTTCATCTATCAGTCGGGTAACAGTCTCTGCTTGCATGTTGGGAGCTTCCGTTCCCTGTTCAGCCATCCACTTTTGAAGCTGGGCCACACTATTTGGATTTGATAAGCCCGTAATCTCTTTCGCTTCTGCCATCAGTCGTTTACGAGATCCTGTATCACAAGCGATTGCATGTTCCACTAGCCCGTTATCCAAGTAAATGCCCCGATCATTAACTTCCTGGTCCAGTGTCCACAATCTTTGTTCAAAATCGGATGGGCTAAACTTGGACATTTTCCGCTTCATATCACGCTCAACAACAACGTCTTGAATGTTGTAGTGTTTATACTGCTCCCACCGTTCCAAGTCATGTTCTGGTAGGTTTCGGGTACGCCCTTCATTAACTTTGGTAGGCTTGCATGGCTTAGAGAAATAATTAATTAATGCCGTTCCTGCAGAGTCCTTTTGTTCATCCATTTTTAACGCTTTAGCGACTCCTGCAAGGTAGCCCGGTAAACCTAAAGTTAAAGCATGGACTGCCGTACATTCCCACTGCCTTGGATCCGTTTCAATATCAAAATGCGCTGCAATACATGTCCGTTCAAAATTAGCGTTAAAAGCAGTCTTTTTTATATCCGGATCCGTTAAGGCTTGAGCCACTTCTTGCGGTAACTTCTCTTCTTGTGCAAGATCAATGCATTCTACCGGATCATCATTAAATGCATAAGCGAAAAGCAATATCTCAAAGTCATCCGATTCCGCATAAGGGTAGACTCCGCTTTTCTTTAAATCGACACTTGAAAAAGTTTCAATATCAATCGCTAGGGTTATCATCTGATATCACCTGCTCTGCAATAGCCGTAGCTACTGCTGCAACTTGTATCAACTCTTTATATAAATCATCAGCATCTGATTGCTTATAAGCCTGTGAACCTTTCTGCATGGCTTGAGCAACCTCTCCGACTTCTTCAACAAGGATAGTGAGCCAGACAGGGTATCCAAGATGTTGTTCTCCCCAGCTATGTAACTGCCTGTCTCGTTCTCTGCTGATATCGTTTATTGCTTTTGTTCGATTGCTTAATTTATTGATAGACTCATAAACTTGTAGAGACATTTGATTTCCTCCTAATTTCTATCTTTTGCCAGCTTGATAGTTTATAAGAAAAGGGAAGCTATTAAACTTCCCCGTTCTCCCAAACTACTAGCCCAGAATGTCTGTCATATCCACATCGTCTGAACCTTCATCTCCGCTGTCTACTGCATCAAAGTCATCTTCTGCACGTGAGCGACCGCCCAACGTATCTCCATCACGCATTTTCTGGATGTTATTCAGGCCACAAGCAATCCCTTTGTTTCCCGAAACGTTGTAAGCATAGAAATTCACACTGGCTCGTCCGTAGCAACCGCTGTACACTTCAGTACTATCTAAGATAGGCTGTACGTTCTGATCAACAACTCCCGGCTTTCCGACTGAATTAGCATTTACAAAAAACTTGCCTTTATACTCTTCTTGATCTGGACGTTCTGCATCGCCGTCACGGATAGGAGTTTTCAAGTTAGGTGGAATCTTACCGCCCCACTTAGGTGCACCTGCTGTTTTAGCTGCTTCAATTGCCTTTTTAATTGCTGCTAAGGTTTTCTTATCCGACTTATCAATTAGCAAGGAAACACTGTATTTTGGTGTCTGACCCTCTTCAATAGCATTTGGTTCGAAAACGTGTAAATAACTGAAACGTACCTCGCCTGTAACTGCCTTTGTTTGATTGTTTGTATTTTTATTTGACATCTCAAAATCTCTCCTTTTAATTGTTTGTTATTTTCCCGGCACTTCAAAGTTAAAGTTGAATCCCTCAGAAGGCTTTTCAAGTTCATTGATGATGGACTTCCAGATTGTACTTTCTCTTATCACTAACTGGAAAAACTGATCCCCATCTTTAAACTTTTCTATTAAACTAGCATCGTTACAATTCAGCCAGTACCGATCTCGCTGTTTATATAGAAAATGGAGCACATTTTGTAGGTGATCCCTCCCCATATCTTTTAACTCGTGTACAGTACCTTGCCCATCAACCCAAGTATTTCTGTTTAAAATATTTTCAGTTTTAAACGGATCTGGTTTAGATTTCAAATATATCTTTTTAAAATCTTTGTCCTCTCGCTCTTCCTGTAAATGCTGATCTGCTAGGTCTGCGCAATACATTGAAGCGTAGTAATCTGCCATTTCTCCCATCTCAAGCATCCTCCCTTTTCTTAACTAAAATCCTCTATAGCTGAAGCTGTTGAATTAAGTTCCGGCCGTTTATCACTTTCAGGTGCCAAAGTTGGCTTGCCTGAAGGTTTCACTACCAGTCCCTCTAAAGCACTTGCGAATATCTTTTTGCCAATTTCTTTCTCCATTGCCGTAATTCCTAACAGCTTCCTTGGAGCAATCCTGTCTGGCTCATAGCCCGCTTTTAGCTTTTCATAGACTTTAGTTTCATCCGTATATTTACGGTTACTGCGACCTCCAACAAGTTTCCATCCAGGGAATTTAACCTCGTGATTTTCTGCTTGATCCAGTGCATATTCCTTAACATCATCTGCCCATTTCCTAAGATCATCAGCTTGTTTCAGTATGGTTCCGATCTCGTTATTGGATAAGGTAGGCGGCTTACCAAACTCATAAGCTGCCATTGCTAGATTTGCATCAGCCCTAGCCCTGCAAGTTGATCTGATCTTGCAGAATCGGCAGTGATCTCCGGGAACAAATTCACCCTCACCATCCCAAGCTTGTTTTGCTTTTGGCTTAACTACTTCATCTGCCCAATACAGGAGATCATCAACGGCCATCTCTTCTGATGAAATATTGTCGAGTCTCGGCTGTACGATTGTGCTTTTGACTGTTTCAAATTCGTACAATATACCAAACTGATTGATTGCACCTAAAGCATAAAGACGGGCTTGTGAGTTGTTTTCAGCAGATACTGGAACGCCTTTCCCGTACTTCAGATCAATGATCTCTATATAACTATCTGCAATGATTACAACGTCCCCTGTGCCGAATCCATTAGGCACCCATTCGCTAAAATCAAGACGCTGTTCAATGAGTACAACCGCATCACTTTCACTTGCAGCGTGAGCTTCATTAATCTTTTCAATCACGATATCAACATACTGTTGAACATAATCTTCCATTTCTTGACTGTAGAATTCATTTTCTTTTTTAACCTTGTTAATCCGCCTGGTACGTGCTGTTTGAGATATCTCCCCGACATGGTGCTGAAGGTAAAACTCTGATAGCTCATGCGCCGCAGTACCCTCTCTAGCAAACTCACTCGTTTGATCAGGAATATCTTTCTCCTGCATAGCGGAAGGTGTACAGTTGAGCCATCGACTGGAACCTGAAGCGCTTAGTACGGCATGTGCTCTTTCTGCATGTCCTGCACTCATAGCAATGCCTCTGCTTTCTCAAGCAATTCCGGGTATTTCTCTTCCGGTACTTCTGGAAGCTTGTTAACGCCCATTTCTGTAATCAACGCCTTTACATCTTTCTGCTTGCCTGCTTGAGCCAGCTCTACAAGTTTGCTTTTGACCGTTTCTAGTGAAATAGCAGACTCTTGCTTTTCTGTTTTCTGCTTAGGTTCTGGCTCGGGATCCGGGTACTTCTCATCTAGGCTAGGTTCAGACTTGTCCTGTTTCGATTCCGTCTTTACGGAATCCGCCTCAATTTTCTCTTCACAGTCACGATCTTTGACAGGCATTTCATAGTTTGCTAGAACCTGGGCGAGTGTATGAATCGCACCCTCAAGCCCTGGTGCTTCAATTTTTATTTTAATTTCCAATTTTCATTAATCCCCTTTCATGCTATACTTACTGATAAGATTATTTTTCAAAGGATCCGTGCTGCAACACGGGTCTCAATCCCACCTCACAATGAAGTTCCTTTCTGTAACGGTCATACTTTTAAAAAGAAAATGTTTTTTTGTTTCGGTTTTTATTTCACAGAAATAGCCTGCTTTCTGTAATTCTTCCATTGCTATTTCGAAATCTTTTAAGTTTTCTGGTCTGTGTATCTGCATCTTCATACCCCTGAAACCGTCGAGTGCAGAACTTTCGATTTTATTTATGATATTTTCCATAAACTGACCTTCAATGATTTCCTTTCGATATTCTTTTTCGCTTTCTACTGCCGTAGATGTCAGTAAAGAAGGGTTTGGGATCCGATTGTTCGCCACTAATTTTCACTCCCTTCAAGCATTAGTCAGACTCCAATAAAGAAAGATCAACATTCCTACAAACAAAGTTCCATACCAGACATCAACGTAAGTTATTTTCTTCAAAAGAAATTCCTCCTGGTTGTTTCGCTTCTGATTTCTTTCTTCTCATTCAAATGCATCAATAATTTGAGTGAATGCTCAATCTGCATCTGATGAATCCTTACGTAATTAAAATCAGCAGCAGCAGTTGCATTGTTGAGGATTTCCATTAATGCATGTTTTATTTTCACCATTTCATCTGAAACAGTTTCCAGGTCTTCTGGTAGGTAGTTATTTTGCATCATCAGGCCCCTCCCTCCTTCACCCAGTTTTCTGCAGTTTCTGCTTTTGCTTTTCCAAAATTCTTGGAACAGAAGTTTTCATAAAAAACTCTGCCATCTCCTTCATAGTCTTTTCGCTGACCTGAGGTTTTGTTTTTTTAACCATACGGTTAACTCTCCTTTCTTTCTTTCTTTCTTTCTTTCTTTCTTTCTTTGTTTCTAATTAGAAACTTTTTGATTAAAAAAATATTTATCTGCACTGATCCCCAAGTATTCGCAGATTTTGTTTACTTGATTGACTCTGAAATCTCTACCTCGCTGACCGTTCAATATCAGATTAAATCCTGTCCGGTCCATGTTTATAAGATCTGCTATCTCTTGCTGTCTGATACCTTTTTCGACTAAATACCCTTTAAATTTATTATACCCAGCCATCTCCTCACCTTCCTTCGTGGTTTCTATGTCGAAACTTGATGTACCCCTATACTAATTGAACTTAGTTTCTATGTCAACTACTTTTGTACTCTTTTTTTAATAGGTTGTTGCTTTTAAGAAACATTTCCTATATAATGTACCTAGATAAAGAAAAATAAAAAACAGAGAGTAGTGGGGAATTATGAGCAATTTCAGTAAAAATCTAAGACGTTTAAGAGATTCTAAAAATTTAACTTTGGAAGGTCTAGCAAACGAAGTAAATGAGAAATACGGAACTAAATTCAGTAAAGGCATGATCTCAAAATGGGAAAACGGTAGAGATGCGACAAATGAATCCGCGGGATACCTGGCGAGATATTTTGGTGTGAGTTTGAACGAAATTTTAGGAATCGATATTGAAGATGTAGAGGAAACCTATACTCCAAACGGGCTGATTCCTATTCTCGGTACCGTAGCTGCTGGCGTTCCTATGTTTGCGGAACAGAACATTTTAGGGTATGCCCCTGCACCTCCTATGATGCCTCTGGAAGGCAGGAATGTGTTTTACTTGGAGATCAAAGGCGAAAGCATGAATAAAGAATTTACAAATGGCAGTTACGTTTTAGTTGATCGGGATTTACAGGTGGATAACGGAAATATCGCAGCAGTCATGATAAATGGGGATGAAGCTACTGTGAAAAAAGTGTACTGCAAGGATAATCTGCTTACATTAAGCCCTATGAGTCACGATGACAGTTTCAGTCCTGAATTAATCAATCTCGAAAACGAAGAGGTAACAGTCATCGGAAAAATAATCGGAGCATTTAAAAAATACTAGGAGGACTAGCAAATGATTGCAATTTACATAAGAGTAAGTACGAGGGAGCAAGCAGATGAGGGGTATTCCATAGCCTCTCAGCGCGAAAAATTAATATCATTTTGTAAAGCTATGAGTTGGTCAAACTATAAATTCTATGTTGATGAAGGTGTTTCTGCTAAAGATATGAACCGTCCTGAACTCCAGAGAATGCTAAAAGATATGAGGAACGGTAACTTGTCTATGATTCTTGTCTACCGTTTAGACAGGTTTACTAGAAAAGTAAAAGATCTACATAAGATGCTAGATGAGATGGAACAGCTCGATTGCGCGTTTAAATCAGCTACAGAACCCTATGACACTTCTTCAGCTATGGGCAAGCTGATTATAACGTTAATAGCTACTATCGCTGAATGGGAGACTGCAAACTCTTCTGAGCGAATTAAACTGAATCTTGAGAAAAAAGTTTCTAGCGGGGAACGTGTTGGAGGCATCCCATACCCTTTTGATCTTGGAGATGATGAAAGACTCGTGATTAACGAGAAACGCTCCCAGGTGACGCTTGAAATGATCGAGATGGTCAAATCTGGGATGTCATCTGAACGTGTCGCTGACTATTTGACTGAAACAAATATCGATAAACCTGTATGGAGATCGAACACTGTTCTGCGTATCTTGAGAAACCCTGCACTGCAAGGAGATACCCGTTGGAATGATAAAGTTTATAAAAATACACATAAAGGCATTATCTCAGAAGATGAGTTTGAAACAATTCAGCAGATATTAAAAGATCGCGGAACCGCCCATAGAAGGGACGTTCAAAGTCTGTATCTATTCCAAGGAGTGATAGCCTGTCCAAGCTGCGGAAGTGCCCTGAACGTCAACAGGTTTTTCAGGACTAGGAAAGATGGATCCACATATCAAGGAGCTACTTACCGGTGCCCGCCATGTGCAAAAGATAAATCTTTTAACCGAACGCTTGGCGAACAGCGCATTCTTAGCGCTTTATACGAATACATGGAAGACTTCACTGTCGACAAAATTGAACAGGCAGAAGTGAAAGACGATCGCTCTTATTACGCGGATCAGTTGGAGCAGATCGAAAAGAAAAGAGAAAAATACCAAAGGGCCTGGGCTTCTGATTTTATGGACGATGATGAGTTTAAAAAATTAATGGATGAAACGAGAGGGATTTATGACGATTTAAAATCAAAAGTTGAGCAAGAACCCCAGCAAAAGAATCTCAACAAAGAACATATTAAAAACATCGTATCAGGATTTAACGAAAACTTTGATAACCTCACCGATGATGAAAAGAGAGTTTTCATCTCTACTTTTATCAGAAAGATAGATTTCACTCTTATCCCTCAACCACCTAAAAGACCTGATAGATCTAAGCGCGGCAAGGAGATAGTAGAGGTATTAAACGTAGATTTCTATTGATTGTTTTAGTAGTGTTTATATACCACGCTCCAC